GCCATGAGTAATTTTTACGGGCAAAATCCAGAGGCTCTGGAGCTTGCGAAGCAGTACAACACCGACCCCACGCAATTTGGCGGCTCTGCTTCTTCTCCAGGCAGCACGACTACTACGGTGGTCATGCCTGATATGGCAGGACGTGGAACGGTGATGGACCAGCGTTATCGCTCTTCTCTTCCTCAAGGCGGTGGAATCGGCGGTGGGTTTGGCGGTGGCTTCGGGAGTCCTTTCGGCGGCGGTTACGGTGGCCGAGGTGGATTTGGTGGTGGCTATGGTGGGTTCGGTGGTGGATTTAACCAGCAACCACCAATGTTTGGCGGTTTTGGTGGCTTTGGCGGCTTCCCTCCTCCACAACCTTCATATGGCGGTGGATTTGGTGGAGGCTTCGGTGGAGGCTTCGGTGGTGGATTCGGCGGGGGCTTTATGGCTCCAAGACCACCATACGGCGGTGGCTTCGGAGGAGGCTATGGCGGTCCAGGATTCGGCAGTCAAATGCCTTATGGCATGGGCGGGCCAGCGTTCCAACAAGCATATGGCGGCGGACAACAGCGTATACCTAGATTCCCGATGCCCCAATATGGCGGTGGCTTCGGTGGGTTCGGTGGCTTCGGTGGCGGAATGGGGTATTAAAGATGAGCGAGAAGTCTTACGAAGAACAATACAATGAATGGCTTGAGTCCATGCCTAAGCCGAAAGAAGAAGCTAGACGACCTATAGGCAATTTAAGCTCAGACATGCTTGGCCCGCTTTTCGCCTCTGGCGTGATGGATCCAGATAAACTAAGAAGAAATCTAATCAATGACGATTTCTTTGTTGATAAGACGGGCATATTTGGTGAGGAAGGCAAGAAGTACAATATTCAACTGCCTAAAGATCAAATAAATTTAGCGCACACCAAATTTATTATGACACCTCCTCCTCCTCCACCTAAGATGGAAGGCAGGTATGTTCCGCCAACATCAAACCTTGGCACACCAGATTCATTGATTCCCAGCAACATTGTTGGTCAGTCTTTTGATTCAAGTTTTGCAGAAAGCTTTAGACCGCCACCTCAACCGCCTGGTAGCACCTTTGGTGGATACGGTCAGCAAGCACCCATGCAGGCGTTGGCGCCTTATGCAGGTATGGCTCAATCCAATCCACAGCCAACAGACTTTTTCCCGACATATATTCCTAGGCCCGACCCTGTATTTGAGACGGTGCAGAGGCCTGAGCCTAATAGGCCAGCACCTAGGCCTTATGCAGTCCCAGTTATGGGCCGTGGCCCAGGCGACAATCCCGGCAGCAGCATGATTAACTATGATGTTAACGAACCTTACTATGTCAGCAGATAAATGGATTCAATATCTCTCGCGGCCTACATTTATAAGAAGATAGATCAGTATGAGGAATCTCATGTTGATTACATAACCTCTGGCAATATCAAGGATATGGAGGACTACAAATTTGCGATGGGTGAGTTATCAATGCTTCGCACCCTTCGTGATGAACTAAAAGAAGCGTTGCATTTTGAAGGAGATCCCCTCGATGAGTGATCTATTATTAGATACCATCGCATCAAAACCGTCCGTTACGGATGCATATGTGAATGAAGATGAACGGGTTTTAGACCCGTCTGTGCTAGACAAGTCTTTGGTTGAAAGAATGCCAAACCCAACTGGCTACCGTTTGTTAGTACTTCCTTACAAGGGAAAGGGCATGACAGATGGCGGTATACAGTTAATCCAATCGACACTAGATAAAGAAAAACTTGCTACTTCTGTTTGTTATGTCATGAAGATGGGCCCATTAGCCTATCAAGACTATGAGAAGTTTGGCGACGAGCCGTGGTGCGAGGTAGGTGATTGGGTGCTCATTGGTCGTTATGCAGGCGCTAGGTTTTCCCTTGAGGATGATCATGAAGTGCGAATCATCAACGACGATGAAGTGATTGGAACCATTCTTAACCCAGACGATATTAAGTCTGCATAGGTGAAACAAAATGTCCGAAGAAACGTTGAGTGAAGCGTTATCAAAGCTTGATGACGAAAACATAAACAAGGCTGCTCTACCTGAACACAAGCGTGTTGAGGAAGAGGTTCAAGAAGAATCTACTTTTATTGAGTTTTCTGAAGAAGAGGCTGAATCCATTGAGCCTGTTACTGAAGATTCTGTTCGAGAAGAATTTGATTCGCCAGATACTGATTCAGAACCAGAGCTTACTGAGGCAGAGCGCCGAGCACGTTCTGCACAGGAACGCATCAATAAAGCTGTAGGCCAAGCCAAAGACTATCAGCGCAGAGAGTTGCAGGCGCTTCAGTACGCTAAGCAATTGCAAGAGCAGAACGAAGCTCTCATGTCTCAAATGAAGCATGCTCAAACTGCTGGCGCTGAACAGAACCTAAAGATTCAAGAAACTTACAGTGATGAGTTCGCTACTCGCGTTGAAACTCAGGCTGAAGCGGCCAAGCGCCACTTGAAGTCAGCTTATGAGTCTGGCGACCCAGACGCTATGGCTGATGCTCAACAGTTGCTTGCAAAGGCTGAAGCGGATCGAAACGCACTTGTTCAATATCAACGTGATCTTGAGCAATACAAGGTTGATTATGCAAAGTGGTCTGAGCAGCAAGCTGCGGCAGAAGCTCAGCAGCAAGAGCTTGCTCAACAGCAAGCAAGCAATCCTGCTTATCAACAGGAGCCTGCATATCAAGAGCCATCAGACAAAGCTGTCGAATGGACAAATCAAAACGAGTGGTTCGGCAGAGACAAGGTCATGACAAATGTAGCTTTTGCTATACACGAAGATCTTGTAAGTAGCGGTATTGACTTAGAATCTGATGAATACTACGCTCAAATTGATGCTCGCATGAGGCAAGAACTGCCACACAAATTTAACGAGCAAAATTTCGCGGGAGACAACCAAAAACCCGTCCAAACTGTTGTCTCTGGATCGCGCACGACTGGAACTGGACGCAATCAAAACTCTCGTAGAGTTGAACTGTTGCCGAGCGAACAGGAATTAGCTAGGAAACTCGGTGTACCGTTCAAAGAATACGCAAAACAGAAAATGAGGCTGCAAAGATCATGAGTGACGAAATAAAGGGTTCTAATAGAACACCAAGAAGTAGCGGAAGCCGCGAGGCTAAAGCTGCGCGTAAACCATGGAAGCCGCCTCAAGCATTGGAAACTCCTGACGCGCCCCCTGGGATGCAGTATCGGTGGCTGCGGACCCACATCCGTGGAGAAGCAGACAAGACCAATGTTCACATGAGATTCCGTGAGGGGTACGAACCTGTACGTCCTAGCGAAATTGAAGGTTATGACTTGCCCGTCATTGACGAAGGCAACCATACCGGCACTGTGGGTGTTGGTGGACTGATGCTTGCTAAGATTCCTGAGGAAACCGTCAAAGAAAGAAATGCTTATTTCGCTAAGCAGACCGACCAACAGATGCATGCTGTTGATAACGATCTGATGAAGGATGAGCATCCTGCCATGCCAATCTCTAACGAGAGAAAGACGCAGGTATCTTTTGGACGAGGGAAGAAATGACCTCATTTTTGATTGTGTTTAACTAAAACGGAGATTCAAAAATGGCTAATCAAGATGCCGCTTTTGGAATGCGTCCAGTTCGTATGGTGGGCGGTGCCCCCTATACTGGTGGACAAAGCCGATATCGGATCGCCGCTAACTATGGAACTGCTATCTTCCAAGGAGATATGGTTGCCCAGGTTACTGGTGGTACGGTAGAGGTTCACGCAGACGGAGGCACTGTGCCTATCGTTGGTGTGTTCAACGGTTGTCAATACACTGATCCTACTACCAAGGAACAAGTGTTCAGCAACTTCTACCCCGCAAGCACTAATGCTTCGGACATCATCGCTTTCATTATCGATGATCCGAATGTTGTGTATGAAATCCAAGCTGATGATACGTTCCCAATTGCTGACTTGTTCGGCAACTTCGATATCGTGTACACCAGTTCTGGAAGCACTGTAACTGGCAAATCTGGCGCTGAGCTAGACGTAACCACGGGTGCAACCACAGCAGGCTTGCCACTTAAAGCAATTGATATTTCTGGTGACCCAGAAAATTCAGATGTTGCTACGGCGAATACCAACGTTCTTGTTGTTATTCAGAACTCAATCTACGGCCAAAAAGGCGCCGGTTTAGCATAGGAGGCTAACTAATGGCTATTTCAAGAGCACAATTAGCCAAAGAGCTAGAGCCTGGTCTCAATGCTTTATTTGGCATGGAATATTCTCGTTATGAGAATGAACACGCTGAGATCTTTGACACCGAATCTTCAGACCGAGCGTTTGAAGAAGAAGTGCTGATCGTCGGCTTTGGTAACGCTCGTGATAAGTCTGAAGGACAAAGCGTCGGTTACGACTCTGCATCCGAAGGATTCACGGCTCGTTACACACACGAAACCATTGCGCTTGCTTTCGCGTTGACCGAGGAAGCGGTTGAAGATAATTTGTATGACCGCTTAGGCGCTCGTTATACGAAGGCTCTTGCGCGCAGCATGGCACACACCAAGCAAGTCAAAGCAGCTAATGTGTTGAACAATGCGTTCAATTCTAGCTTCGCTGGCGGCGACGGTGTTGAGTTGGTTTCAAACGCACACCCCCTCGCTGGTGGTGGTACGTTCTCAAACCGACCAAGTGCTTATTCAGATCTGAACGAGACTTCTTTGGAAGATGCTTTGATCAGCATTTCTACTTTTGTAGATGATCGAAACATGATCTTGGCTCTGCAAGGAACCAAGCTGATCGTTCCTCCACAGCTTCAGTTTGTGGCGGATCGTCTTCTGGATACTCCCGGACGGACAGGTACGGCTGACAACGACATCAATGCAATCAGGAATATGGGCATGCTGCCGCAAGGCTATGCAGTGAACCACTTCCTGACGGACACTGATGCTTGGTTTGTTAAGACCGACGTGCCAGATGGCTTCAAGCACTTCGAGCGAAGCCCTGTCGCAACTTCTATGGAAGGCGACTTCAACACTGGTAACGTGCGTTACAAGGCCCGTGAGCGTTATAGCTTCGGCTTCAGTAACCCACGCGCTGTGTTTGCATCGCAAGGCGCATAATTGTTCCACATGGAACAATTGGAGAAGGGGCACATTGTTGCCCCTTTTCTTTTTGTGCTGTATAAATCAACTATCCCTGACAGCCGCATGGTGTGGCTGACATAACCCACGACAGGAGATGAACATGGGTACTACTACTTTCTCAGGTGCGGTGCGATCTGAAAGCACCT